TTTGACAAATAACCATCAATAAGTATAGATGTATAATCAAATGCAGATGTAGCCCACATAAATAATTCTGCAACTCCCGGAGTTGATTTTGGGGTATCTACACGTTTTTTTCTTGGCCCTTCATCTAATTTATTTTGCGGTCTTCCATTTTGTTGAGTTGGTGCTGGGCTTTGTGTAGGACTTTTAACTTTAACTTCTTGAAGCTTTTTGGTTATATCGCCCTGTTTTTGTATCTTTTCCATATCAAGTTGATGATTAGCGTTATGGAATGGGCTAGCTTTTGGAGGTAATTTTTCATCATCTCTAGCTTTACCTTCACGTTGCAATCTAACTTTTTCAACTGTTGGAACTTCTTTGAATCTTTCAAGCACAGTTTCGTGAGAAATGATATCTCTATCAGCCAGTTGAATCAAGAGATTCTTTTCAGATGCCTCATCAGATAAGCTCATTTGATCATATACTATATGAGCAGATTTTCTAAAACCCATAGCCTTTCTAATATCTTCAAGCTCTTTTTCCCAGAATTTTGTTAGTTGATCTCTACCATATTGAAGTCTTTCAACTAATGTTTTAAGAGATATAAAATTATTTGTAAAACCACCACTTTGACCGGCTATACCAGTAAGAGTGGGAGGCACGCCAAGGCCAGCATAAATGCTATTAAGGACACTTTGGTATTTTTCAGAACCTAAAAATTTATATACTTGAGAATTGCTTTCTGTAAATTTTAATTCTGGACCATACACAAGCTCCATTGTTCCACCGCCAGTATTGCTTGCTAATATATTTCTTAGTTTATTAATACCATCTTTAGTTGGTAATACTTTATGCTCAAAACTTCCGAGTGTCCATAGTCTAATATTAGAAATAGCCCCATCTAGTGCAGCTAAATCTGCTAGTTTCATCTTTTCTAGCATAATAATATCGTCAAGAATAGCGTATACCAGTGGGTGCGCCCACTGTTGCCAATCGTCTTTTTTATAATAAAAAACTGATAATTTCTCTGCGTCTAAATCTATCTTACGATCCTGTCTTTTAATAGCTTCTTTCACATTTGTAGGGAGTGTTTCTAGAACCTTTACTGGAATTGTGCCATCTTTAAAATTATCAAAGAAAGCGTTGGGATTTAATTGATAGTTTTGTTTTCCAATAAATAAACTAACCACTCCATCTTTCATGTCTATGGTTAGTGGATTAAAGAAATTATACCTCCAAGGAATAACATTTTCTTTTATTACTGGTGTTTCAACTACAATATCTTGTGCTAGCGATTTAATATATTTTGTAATATCATCAGTAATATTAGCATAGCTTTTATAGATAAATACATGTCCAGTTCTGTATAAATTATTAAGAAATCTTTCTGATCTTTCTTTACCATCTATCTTCTTGAACCATTGCTGATAAAATTTTTCTACACTTTTATTCTCATGTACAATATTAATACCTTGACAGCCAAAATCTCCCATCAAATCGATAATATTACGAACAATACCAACCTTATCATAAGCATCCATGCACATTTTAATTATTGCTTTTGCTTTTTTAGGAACTTGTTCATCTGGCCTAAAAGCGTGATAATCGTAAGATGTAAATCCGGGTTTTACGGATCTATTTGGTTCAATGTCTAGAAAATCTCTATGATATGCTCTGGCAATACCATCATAGGCATCAGACGCTTCAGCGTAGTGTTTAAAAGCTACAGATCTTGAACCTTGATCACCATCGTTCCAAGTGGTTAACGACCCATTGGTTTTTTCAGACATGTTGTTCCCTTTGTAATTGCAATGTAATCAGAATGCATTCCAAATGAGTATACACATTTTTTTAGTAAAGTCCGTTCATATTGTCTGTAAACCAAGATGGGCCATTATAAAGTTTACCTGTAGGGTTTTTGTCTTTTTCCACTGTAGCAAAACCGCCATAGAAATTGTATATTTCAGCGGTTGGTGTTCTAGCCATAGTTCTAGCGCACATATTAGCCATCAAAAGGGCTGAATAACGGTCTTTTCTAAGTTTGCCCTTCTTTCCAGTACCAATAACAGTTTCTGGAGTATCCCATTTATCTCTACCAGTTGCTGTTTGAGATATTTGTATCATAGCTAATTCATCTTTAAGATCTTCTATTTCCATGACACATTGCTCTAAAGTGTCAAAAGCCCTACCTTTCATCTCATCTTCGATTGCAGATATGTCCAAGCTTAATGTATCGAACATTGGAAATAATAGTGCTTTATCTTCAAAATCTTTTCTCATTCCATGATTAGCTTCAGATACCCAGTCATATCTAGAAAATTGACACATTTCTAAAATATGTAAACCTCTATTATAATCAGAGTCTTTTGGTTTATCCGGGTCTACGGTTTCCCATATTGGAAGTTCGCCATCTCTTATTTTATCTGAATCATGCAAACTTTCCATAACAGCTATACCACCACCACCAGCATCCATAGCTATATGAACACACGGAAAGATCATCATAAGATCTCTAATTTTTCGAGCGCAATATGCATAGAAATCTGTTTCGCTAGAATATCCACTCTTTATTTTTTCTTTGTGCTGTTCTCTATTTGTTGTCCAGCAATGAACTACTCTTCTGTGATCTTCGTTTATTTCTAGGACGACAATGCTAAAATTATCAACTTCAGATGCAGGGTCAACACCAAATATATACTTCTTTTTAAGATCACCACGAAGCTGTGCTGAGAAATAAATATCATTGCCATTTTTATCTTTTATGGGTGGCTTATCTAGATACTGATCGTCGGTAACGCAGGACTCTATAAGAGACCGCTTAAAGAAGCCCTGAGAATCGCGCGTAAAGCACGCTCCGAACTCCATTTGATATATGCCAGCATGAACTGTTGCCTTCGATCTAGCGACCTGTGAAGCGTCCATAAAGCCTTCTGGAAGCAGTTCGTAAGGTATTCGTATTATTGAGTAATCTCGCCAATTAAAATCTTTTGGAGGATCTTCACCAAAGATATCTCTTAGCTTGCTTTCTTTTCCTTGGCTTTTTATAATAGCCTTCCATTTTTTCCAATATTCAGCAAAATGATTAAAATCATAATAAGCTGTTCCAGATAAAATAATTTGGTTGTCGTTCTTCTTTATTATGTTATCTTCATCTTCAAAGATATCAAGATTTAATTCTTTTGCTCTTTTGCGAGCTGCAATCTTTTTAACATTCTGTATAGGGTCCGAGCTAACAGCAGCGAAGCCAGCAACAACAGTCTCAAATATGTCTCTCGGTATACTAGCAAATTCGTCAGAGATAATATCGTTAGCACGCTGGCCTCTAATTTTCTGTCCATCACCCAGAGGTAAACAGGTAGCACGAGACTGATTAATACGCATAACACACCTATCAACATCACGCCTTGGTCCCGATTCTGCATCGCACATACTCCTTAAAATTGGCGCATTGTTCCAAATTGTTTCCATATATTCAAATAGAACTTTAGATTGACGAAAAGCAGCACCGACAATCACAACTTTTCGTTCTGGAAGTATTAAAGCTCTAAGTATAGAATATAACGCTAATATAAAAGATTTTCCGAAACCACGACTTGCTATGAGCATTGGGAATTTTCGATTCCACATTTCGCATAAAAATAAAGCTTGTGATGGTAAAATATTTATATTTAATATATGTTTGCATAAAAATGAGAAGTATTCTGGTCTAGTCATTAACCAGAGGAGTTTATAGTGAGACTCATCAGATGATCCAACAAATTTCATTGGATTAAATATTAAATCATCATCTACATTATCTAAATTAAGCCAAGCTTCATTTATTCGCTTGAGTTGACCTTTATCTTTCATTTTAAACTTTCTATATTTTTACATCTTCTAGTATCAAGAACATAATCAGCAAAACCGTAATAAACAGCTTCATTTGCTTCTAAATACCAATCTCCGTCTTTTAATTTTCTTTTAATGAAGTTTTTAACTTTTTCTTGATTTAAATCAGTATAGCTTTCTTTAAAATATTTACCTAGCATACATTTTTGAGAATATATGTCTATCATTGTCTCTGTATTCTTTTTATCTACTTTAGCATAGTTATGCGCTGTTAAATGATCAGAGGCGCAACTAAAAGATCCATAATGTAACATAAAGTGAGCATTTGGAGTTAATACTCTTCTATCTGCGGCTTGCAGTATGATGCTACTCATAGATTCAGCTTGACCATAAGCTATAATAGTAACATAAGATTTACATAAAAGTATTGCATCATAAATAGCCATTCCATCAGACCAGTTTCCGCCAATACTATGCATATGAATAATTATAGGATCTCTAGAAATAGAATCTAAAATCCTAATATTTTTATAAAGATTAGTGGTCATGCGATACTCAACACCGGGATCTTCGTCGGTGTTGCATATGTATCCGTGAAGATATATCTCTCTGTTTTTTACATCTAGCCCATATTGATGTACATCAGAGATGGTGTCGATTGTAACTGTCATATTACTCTTTTCTCCCGATTGAATAATGTTCATTTACCCTCTTTAATATACTATTTATAGCAAGTTTTGCGTTTTTTCTATTTCCACAAAATAACACATGTATTCCATCATACATCTGAAATTCTATCAACATTTTTAGTATGTATTTATTGGTTATCTTCATCGATGACCATTTTTCTTCGGGTATATCAGATCCATCTGGAAAATTCATCACATCTTCCAAAGAAAACTCTAATATAATAAATTTAAACGGAAAGGGTCGCATCCTTTCTATTTCACGCATAAATCTATATTTATCTTTTCCAAGATTTATAGCTAATTCAGAAACTTTACCTTTTCTTTCTATGCAAAGTTTATCTTCTAAACCTAAAAGCGAATAGTCTCCGGTATCTAGCTTTTGTATTACCATTCCATTGCAGGATGTGTATGCTCCAGTGAATTTTTCAAAAGTATATCCATCTTGCTCTCTTGTATCTCTTACCACCGTATATGCAGGAGCTTTAGTTGGCATTTTTTCTTATTATCTCCATGAAAAGTGATATATAGAGATGTTCTTTATCTTTGATAGAATCATGGCATTTTCTACATAAAGTTATACCATTATTTATATCAAATCTAAGCGATGAAGCTGTTGACCATTTATTTATATGATGAGCTTGTAGTCTAGTCTTACATTTACAGTTTGGCATTTGGCAAGCAAATTTATCACGCTTGTAAACTTTCATTCGCCATTCCTTGTAAATTGGATCTTCATAGTTTCTTTTCATCTTTACATACCACTTTTGTAATTCTTATCTCGTGTTCTATCGTTTTTATTAATTTAGCAGTTTTATCAGATGAGTTTTGTCTAAGTAATGTTTCTGAGAATTTGCAGTATGATAAATAACACGCTTCGTCTGGATCTGGAGCCTCTATAAAAATACTAGGATATTCATGATTAAATTCTTGCAGGTTGAATTGCAAAAGTCTTGGCAAAACCATTGTTAGGTCGAATGTTACAACGTAAATCTTCATTGTGATATATCATGGTCTACCATAAGTTTAACTAAATCTACAAACGAATGCTTTGGTTTCCATCCAAGTACATTTTGGGCTTTACTAGAGTCTCCACGTAAATAATCTACTTCTGCTGGTCTATAAAACTCTGGATCTTGCACAACAAGTTCAGACCAGTCATCGATACCAACATATTTAAACGCTACGTCTAAGAACTCAGAAATAGTATGAGTTTCGCCGGTGCAGATAACGTAGTCATCAGGATAATCCTGTTGAAGCATCATCCACATCGCTTCCACGTAATCTCCTGCGTACCCCCAATCTCTAAATGCTTCTAAGTTGCCTAGACGTAGCTTTGGAAATGAGTCAGGTCCGTAATGTTTTGGTTTTCCGTAATAAATTGTATCAGGCTCATCAACGAGTCTTCCAACAGTATAAAACTCTTGATCTTTCCATTTAACAAATTCACCAATCCACTTGGTAATTTTACGGGTTACAAAAGTTTCTCCTCGCCTTGGACCTTCGTGATTAAACAGAATTCCAGCACTAGCATGTAGCCCATAAGCTTCTCGAAATAATCTAACCATATGGTGAGCAGCGCATTTAGCTATAGCATATGGGCTTTGTGGCATGAATTTAGTATTTTCATCTTGATATTTAAAAACAGTTCCAACTACTTTAGAGCCTGTATCGTAATTTTTACCAAACATCTCGCTAGAGCTGGCTTGATAGAATTTAGCATGAGTCATTCCAAGATCCACTAGGCACTGTAGAATATTAAGGCAGCCCTTACCGGTAATATCCCAAGTCAAAGCTGGCTGTTTAAACGAGACTGCTACATGGCTTTGTGCTGCTAGATTATAGACTTCATCTACATCTTCGTGTGTTTTAAATATATTGGTGACAGAATGTACATCTGTTATATCGCCATCCATCAGCTCGAAGCTTTTATTTCCAAGCGCATGTTTGATTCTTTGTGTATTATCGGTACTTGAGCGTCGTGTAATACCAATTACATGATAGTCTTTAGATAATAGTAAGTCTGCTAAGTGACTACCGTCTTGTCCTGTTACCCCAAAGATAATTGCTTTCTTGTTCATATATATTTTAGTCCTTTACTGTATCCGGTGTTAAAAATGGTTGATCAACCATATCATCTGAGTATTTGTGGTATTGTGCTAGTCGTTCTTTTTCTTTACTCATAGCCATTCTCATTTTTTCCATTTCTATGCCATAAGATTGTGCGACATCTGGATTAGAAATGAGATATGCCATCCAACCAGCAAAACTAGATTTACTGTCCTCAAAACGTTTTACGCGCTGTTCGCGCGTTGCCTTCATTTCTTTTAGCATCGTACTTTTTTTGGTTTGAAGCTCCCGATAATCTTTGTTGAGGGACTCTTGAGAGGCTTTTAGAGACGCAACCTGACGTTCCATATTAAATAGGGCATCACGGTCGATCTGATCTGGATCTCGCTGCCGTTCGAGTAATATGAGTGAATCTAGGGCCGATATTTGTTCGATGTTCTCTTTGTTGCCCTTGAGGGCGCGATTCATGAGAAGTTCTAATTTAATTAGATCTACAACTTGTAATTC